GTATAGGTATACAGGACCATTCATGGAGGGGGCCGCGCCCCCTCCCCCCACGAGGGGCCCCCCACCCCTGCGACAAGTGGGGGTATACGTGCATCTACCAAGTAGGAGGGTTGGGCCATCTACTACTTCAAGGTCAAGAGTCTTCCGCTCGACGTGTACAATGTCGTCCGTGATCTCAAGTCCAATTACGGTCTCACCCACTGGCAAGCGGTGATCTTTGGGATGCAGGCGATTGTGTACCTGGGCTCGGCCAGTCCGACAGCCTTCAAGGCGCTCGTCGATAAGATCAAGACCGACTACCCTGATTCCCCCGGAAAGACCTCCTAGTGGGCTGGTCATCGTGGGTCACGTCGGCTGGCGGCTATCTCAGCCATGAATTCCCGGTTCCCACCTGGATCGTGAAGGGTCTCATTCCTGGCTCTGGCTGGACGTATCTCATTAGCCAAGCGAAAGTCGGCAAGTCGATCTTCGCAGCCCAACTCGCCGAGTCCCTGAGCCTGGGCTCCCCATTCCTGGGCTTCGAGGCCCCTGAGCATCCGATCCGTACCGCCTACCTACAGGCTGACGAACCTGCCGCTGAGTGGCAGGCCCAGTTGACCCAGTTGAACATCTCCGCCTCGGCTCCGATCCTCATGGCCACCGACCCGGAACCCTGGCCTCTGGCCAATCCCGAAGCCGCGAAGCTCATCAAGGAAAAGCTCGCCGACGAGAAGGTCGAGTATCTGATCCTTGATTCCCAGTACGCGCTGTTCCCCAAGGACCTGAACGACATCGAGACCGTGGTGCAATTCCGCAAGTGCATCGCGTACATCTGGAAGGGTCCCTATCTTCTCCTCCATCACCCTCGGAAACCCCCCGCTGGGATGGTGGAGAACTTCATTGATGGGTCCGCTGGGTCCCATGCACTCGCCGCCAATGCCTCAGCCATCCTCGGACTACGACCCGATAAGCTGGTCGTCGCGGGAGGGCGGCTGGTGAAGAAGGCCGAGTACCCCATGGCCCGTGCGGCCAATGGTCGCTGGGTCTGGGGCTCGATCCCGGCCTCCCTCACCTTGCCTGACAATCTCTGGAGTCAGCCGCTGCCCTAGCGGCCCAGCCTCACCGTCCGGAATCGAATCCCGTGAAGCTGGCAGAACGCGCGCAGGGGCTCCCGCCGATCATGGTTCTCCTCGACCCTCACCAAGAGAATCCGGAGCTTCTGGGCTCGGTAGCCCTTCGTGTGGATGGCCACCCGTCCGGTGAGCGCCACGACCGCGTGGGCGTAGCTAGCCCCCAACGGATACTCCCGCCCCAGGTAGGATGAGCGCTTGGTCACCGCCCAGAGTCCCCGTCCGTTGCGCTTCCCCACCGTGGCCGTCTCCCGCGCGGTGGCCTTCGTGTAGCAGAGACTCTTGAAGACCGAGTAGAGATACGCTCCCCCCTCCCAGTCCGTCCGCACATAGAACGCCCGCCGAGCGATGATGGGGCGATTGTCTGCGACCTGCCGAATCCGCTTGAACTCTCCGATGGTCAATTCAATCCTCCCTTTCTCCTGAGTCGGAATCGCTTGTTCCGGTTGAGGGTGACCAGACCCAGGGCCTCAGCTACCAGCCCTGCCGGGGCCTTCAGCAGCTCCTCGCGCATCTCTGCCATGTCCAAGGCAGAGGGTCTGGGGTCCGTGAGTCCAAACGCCTCGCTCACGGGACAGATAGGTCGGGCCGCCTCCCTCCGCCGAGCAGCCCGGATCGTCCGGGCACACCGCCTGGCATAGCGAAGGGGGTCGGCAGGCTGATACCGATAGACCAAGATCAACAACTCTTGGACCATCTCGGGGTCGTACTGCTGGCTGAGGGTGTGGCTCAGCCCTTCGAGGTCAGTCGATGGTTCCACGGGCCTCCTCTTGCAGGGCGTAGTGCCGGGGGCAGAGATACCCTGCCATGTGAATCTTGGCTAGGTCTTCCGGCAGGGCCCGAACCGGCGTAAGAGCGCCGCAGACCGAGCACGGAATGTGGACGACCAGGGGTTGGGGGAACAGCACGATGCTGAGGACCTGACTGTGAATCCAGGCGTTGACAATCTTGGGGCGCGTGGCTGAGCCGGTCTTCCACCGGACCAGGTGATGCTGCCCGTCGATGTTGCCCGTGATCTCGGCCTGTTCCAGGCCATGGCGCGAGACCTCCATCGGGATGAAGTGGTTGAGCTTGGAGTCCAGCATCAGTGAAGCTCCGAGAGCTTGTCGATGCAGGTGTCCAGAGAATCCCAGGCTTCGCTGGCCGCATCGTATTCCTCTTGAACATCTGAGAGGATATCCCGCAGCCGATCCCGTGTCTTGCCCAGGGCCTCCCGTTCCTTCTTGAGCGCGTGGATGATCTCGGTCCTGTTCACTTGTTGAGCGCCTCCTTGGGGACGACGAAACGGTGGTCGATCTTGGACTGCTCATGCTCGAATCGCGTGAGCTTGCACAGGCCACAGCGCAGGGGCTCGGGCTTCTCTCGCGTGCTCACTGGGTCACCTCCTTCGTGTTCAGATATTGAACATGGTCGCAGCCGGACGAACAGGGACGCCCCGGACACCGCTTGGCGGGCCAGAGAATCCGGTTGGGGACCTTGGCCTCGATCAGCCTCGCCAGGGCCCAGCTAGGAATCTCGTAGGTATTGTCCATGGTTCCTCCTTACTTACACGCTCCCACCGCCACCGCCAACGTCTTGGGGCTGGTGAGATGCCACTCGTTGGCTCGCTCCAGGTAGGAATCCAGGAGATACAGCCGATCTCCCTTGTAACACGCCACCGTGAGGCTCGGGCCTCCGGTCATCACGATCCGCTCCCACCGCTGATCATAGGGCCTCGCCAGGGGCAACTGACCCTCGGCTTGCGGGGCCTGCTGACAGCCGGTGAGTAGGAGCAATCCGGCTAGCGCGGCTTGACGTATCATTCCTTCTCCTCTCTGCCAGGGGGCTTGGGACCCCGGCTGCCGCATTAGGGCGGGGTTCACTCCCCCCGCCCCCCTCTGCTAGGCTTCGTCCGCCTCCTCCTCCTCGACCTTCTTGGTGGACTTGTACGAGGGAACGTCGTGCTTGCCCAGGAGCGGGTTCTCCTCCTCCGTGGGCGGAGGCACCGTCATCTGGGCAATCAGCCCGCCGATGGCGGAGTGGACCTCGTAGGAGTCGAGCAGGAACTCGACCCCCCAGTCCCGATTGATCTTGGGCCCCTCGATCTGGAGCCGGATGGGGTGGTTCTTCCCGCCGTTGTCCTTGTCGGGATGCACCGTGACTCGCGCGCTGGCGTACTTGGTCCCGGTCCCGGCCAGCGAGTTGTGGGGCATGGGAAGCTGGCCGAGGTACTCCGCCAACTCCTCGCTCACGACGAACGTCTCCTCCGTGAAGTGCTTGCCCGACCCGTAGCTGACCTGGAGCCGGGCTTGGGCACTCCCGGTCTTCCTGATCTGGCACGGGAAATAGACCGCCTTGCTATCCTTCCGAAGGGAAGGAAGAACCTTGACATCTGCCATGTTAGACGCCCCCTCCTAGAGGCGGTTCAGCGTGGAGTTGGGATTCAACTCCGGGTCGTTGAGGTGTTCCACGGGCGTCGCGCGCCGCTCCTCACCCTTGGGGAACATCCGGTCGAAGTTGGGCTTGGGCTGCGTCGCGGGGTAGTTGACCGTGCCCCCGCCATAGGGGCCGCTCGACCGGGCTCCCCCACGGGGCTCCTCCCACTTGGGCTCGTCCCGTCGCTCCCACGAGGTCTGGCTCGACCAGTTGCCGCTCCCGTGGCTCGGCTTGGCCGCGCTCGACCTGAGCGTGATGGCTTCGATGTACTTGATCTGGCTCGTGGTCTCCACCGCGTTCTCGCAGTAGTGATCCCTGATCCAGACCACCGGGTCGGCCTTCTTGGGAATCTGGCCGAGCAGGCACCCGATGATGACGAGGGCCGTGCCCGTGCGACCGTGGCCCGCGCCGCAGCCGACGAACAAAGGCCGCCGAAGGTTGGAGAGCACCCGTGCGACCCTCAGCCAGCCGTCACGGTCGATGGCCGGGATGCTCATGTCGGGCCAGTTGATCTTGATGACCTGCGACTCCAGCATGGGGTGCCCCGTGATTGGGCTGTGCAACCCCCCATGGAGGTCCAGCACCGTCGCGCCGATTGGAATCGGCGTTCTCGGCGTGAAGCCCCCGGCAAAGACCTTCACCGGGCTGTTGAACACCTTGATGGCCGCGCTGTGCCCGGAACACCGGGCCTCACGGGCGCTCGGATGATGATTCCCGTTTCCCATCTAGTCCTTCCTCTCTGCCGGATAGTGCTCCGGCGTGTGCGTGGCCGCGAGCTTCGCCTTCTTCTTCTCCATCAGTTTCTGGTAGGCCATAGCCTTCTCCGCCTTCTCAGCCGCCAACTCCTCCTTGGACTTCTTCTTCTCGGGCTTCCAGTAGATCGGCTTCTCCAGCACCGGGGTCAGGTACGACATCTTGCCGGGCTTCTTGTCGCCCCAGGCAATCGTGGGGACCAGGGGCTCGTCTACCGGGACAATCTCTGCCAGCGGCTTCTCGATGATCCCCAAGCCCCAGGCTTCGATGACCAGGGACATGACCTCGGGGGCCATGGGAAGATTGTGGCCCTTCCACTTGAGCAGGCTCCCATTCCGCTTCTCGTCCAGCATGGCCATGTACTCGTGCTGGTCCGAAGGATTCGTGATGATGTGCCCCTTGTTGAAGGCCATGCCCCCGTTGTGGACCAGATCAACGCAATGGTCCACGAACAACACCGGGTTCTCCAAGAGGTCGTAGTACCGCCCCGCCGTGATGGCGATGTTGCCCCAGCGAGGGCCGCCATAGCCCGTATTATCCGTGCCGCCCCAGGACACCCAGCAGAACATCCGCTCCAGCAGGGGAATCAGATACTTGGGGTCGTACTTCGTGGCCTTGAGATAGGCCGCTGAGCGCCCCTGAGCCGACCCCTCGCCCATCGCGTAGTAGTGGCCGTCCCGGTGGCGCGCCTCTCCGTAGCTGGCCATGACGCAGAAGTCAAACAAATTCCTTGCCAGCCGCTCGGCATAGGCTCGCCGGAACACGCGCAGCCGACCCTTGAAGCTCTCCCGGCGCATGAAATCCAAGTCTCGCCGGGTGACCTCACCCTCCTGACTACGCTCCAGCAATTCCAGGGCCACGTACATCTCCTCCAGCACATATACGCCACAGGTTGCCGCGTGCATGTCCCTACGCTTCCCCGGAATAGCCTGAGCATCGCCAGGGGGCAGCGAGGGGCCACCAAGAGGATCGTACTGAATATCCGGATGCACCGGCTTGGGCGGCACCGGCTTGACCACCCCAACCTCGGGGTCCTTGAGCAGATGCTCAAGAATCTTGGGAGGCTTGGGCTTGGGATACTCCATCGTGGCCTTCTTGGCCCACTCCCCAAGAGAATCCACAGGCTTGGGCAGGGGCGACTCCATCGTGACCCCTCCCGCCCCACTTGCCGAGTACTGAGGGAACCCCAACTCCGCGCACTTACAGGTGAACCCCTCGTTCACCTTGGCCGCCATGTGCTTGTAGTGCGACATCTGCGAGTACTTGTTGAACTTGAGCTTGGCGGCCCAGATCGTGACCTGAATCCCATTCAACTCCTTGTGGTGCTTGATGGCCGCCGAGACCATGGCCGCCGTCGCGTGTCCACAGGGCTTATTGAACGGCTCGCCCATCTTGTTGATGAGCTTGTGCTTGGAATACGTGGACGCCTTGTAGGAGAGAAACCCCTCCTCGCCCGTGCCCGCAGGGGCCCCCGTGGATTTCCACTGGACTCCTGGGTCCACCTTCTGGGCGATGGCAGCAAACTCAGCCGCCGTGATGCCAATGAGTTTCACGTAGTCACCTCCTTTGACGGTGATTTTGAGTGACGAGTACAGCGCTTGCCCATGGGAATCCTTGCCCTCGTAGACTTGCTCGATCTCAACCTTCTTGTCGGGCTTCGAGAAGCAAGCGGGCGGCGGAATCGCCACCCACTCCATCATCTCCTCAAATTCATTCTTGTCCATGGGCTGACCGTGGGGGCTTGGGACCCCACATGCGGTTTACAAGGGGCGCGGGCCCCTTGCCCTCACCTAGAGGGGCAGATTGACTGCCGCGCTCACCCGCTTGCCCTCGGGCACGGTCTCACCCATCGGGGTCTCCACCGTGTCCCATCGGAGCCAGAATGGCTCACCATAGGCGTCGTCGCGCGGGGCCTCCTTGTCCTTCAAGCCCACGAGCACGTAGACCTTCTCTCCGACCTGTTTGGTGATGATGCCAGACGGAACGGCCATTGATCCTCACCCCCTAGTTAGAGTGTTCCGGGAATCCAATCGTCCCGGTCCTGCCGTCCATGTGCAACACGGCCCCCTCCAAGACCTGGGTCTCACCCGGTCCCTTGGGAGCCACGAACGTTGCCTCCGTCCCCTCCGCATGGACCACGAGGGGTCCGTCGCAGCCCTGAATATGGGCGAGCGCTTGCTTGGGGTCCAGGGTGCCCTGTCCACACTTGCATGTGTAGACGTTCCGTGGCAGCACCGGCTTGAGCTTGGGCGGGCTCACCGGAGATTCCGAATCTTGTAGATCAGGAACAGCAGATGCAGCCCGCCCCAGAGTAGGAACAGGCCACCGACGAGGATTTCGAGCTTGCTCACCGCGTCACCCCCTTAGTCGCCCCAAATCTGGGGCCGCTTGGAGACATACTCCTTGTACGCTTCGATGGGAAACGGGGTCTTCTCGACCGAGACACAGAATTCGAGCGCCTCCGTCAGTCCCCTCGAATACTGGTAGACCAGCCTGGCGTCTCTGCCACTCGCCAGCGTCACCGCCACCTCGGTTTCGGCCTTGAGCACAGCGAGAAAATCGTTGTACTTGGCCGACTTCCCCGCCGCAACCTTGAGCGCGTGGTAGACCCACGCGCACCGATCCTCGACCGTCATGCGGCTGAACAGACAGCCGTCGCACACCAACTCATCGTGGCGAGGCTCGATCAACTCCTGGCGACAGTACATGCAATCATTGTCGCCCAGGGGCTTGATCTCCTCCTCGGGCTCCGGAGTCTCTAGAGACTCCAGGTTGGCCTCCTCGGCCTGAACCTCTGCCACGACCGACGCCAGCGTCTCCTCTGGGGTCTCCGCCATAGATTTACACCTCCCCTCGAATGCGGATGCTCACCCATCCCAGCGTGAGCCACAGATAGTGAAACGTCCCGAACGGACGGCACGGGCCCCTGAGTGCGAACCCGTCCCATTGGTGGGCGATAACACCCACGGTGCCCAGACGGCCCAGATTGACCGTCCAGGGGCCTTTCTGGAATCGGCGCATGGTACTCCTCCTCCCACGGGCTTGGGACCGTGGCTGCGCTTTAATCAGGGGGCTCGGGCCCCCTGACCCCTCAGCTAGCCCAGCGACTCGACCTTGAGCACCCCGTACTTCTCGCGGGGGTCATAGGGCGCACGGCGCGTGAACACCCCGCAGGCATTCTGCCAGACCTTGCGCTTAGGGTTGAACCGATAGCCGCGCGCCTTCAGGAACGTGAGCGTATCCGGGCTGGGCTTGCTCGGAAACTCGGCCCAAATCCACGCGCCCACGAGACGGGCGGCCGCCTGGGCTTCCGGGCAGAGCTTGAGCGCGTCCAACTCGGCCTGAGTCTTCTCGGGAATCTCCTGAGTCTCCTGCGTGGTGTTCATCGCGTCCATGGTGGTGTCTCCTGAGTATGGGTTGGCGGCCTAAGACCCATAGCTGGGCTTGGGACCAGCTAGCCGCGTTAATGCGGGGGTGTTCAGTCCCCGCACCCCTCCGCGTGGTATTTAGCCCTGAATCCGTACCGGCCACGCATCATGCGCGTAGGCGCGTTTCTTGTTCAGGGCCTCGTGATACTCGGCCAGAATCTGGGCGGACTTCTCCTCGCGCGGCTGCGTGGACTTGTAGCCACACTTGCATTCGACGGTGTACATGGGATTCCCTCCTGAGTGGGTTTGGGATAGGGGGCTTGGGACCCCTGAGTGCGCGTTAATGCGGGCTTGCGCCCGCACCCCTCCGCTCGCGTAAGGCTTGCAAGCCCCATGCCATGGCGCGGTAGCGGGCCAGTGTTTGCGCCCGTCGTTTGGCCATGTGGCACGGGGCTTGCTTGCCCCGCGTAAGTGTCGGGAAACTTTGCCGCCCGTTGACGTTCCCACCGGGCTACCGTCGCTGTTCCTACCCTCGCTAGGGGCTAAGTATCGGCCCCCATTGGCTAGCCTACCTTTCCCAGCGTGCCAGAGACGCATGGCGCTAGGCTTTGCCAAGCTTAGGCGTGTTCCGGGCCCTAAAGGCTTGTCAACGTGTACTTTGTGGGTCAAGGGTGCAACCCTTGCCACGTCAGACCCGCTAGCATCCATGCCCGAGTACCGTGTTTCGGGGGTTTCGAGTCTACGCAAGACCCCTACTCGCGGGTTTACCACTTGGCATTTCGCTAACTTGCCGGGGTTGGCCGCCCTAGCCGTTTCGGCGTCTGCCCCGCTACCCTCGGCCCCCATTGGCCCGTGGCCCTCTGGCCGCTACAGGCGTTTGGTCCGCCTACTCTTGCGGGGGCTACCTAACCTCGGGCCCCCTGTCCGGGCATCACGTCCGCCCGGTGCCTGTCGCCGCGTCCGGCCCCCTACTGGCCCGGTGCCCCGCTTGCGACGGCCCTTGCTCCTGCCAGACCCGTGCCAAGCGCTAAGTGCCCGTTTTCATTGACCTGGCCCCCTCTCGAAGTGACCATTTTCGGCACCTCAAACAGGGCATTTTTCCACCCAAACGCGCCGCAACCCTGCGATTTGCAAGGGGAAAAGCAGGTGACACAAATTGCGTCACCCCTTGACAGTTTTCGGCACATGTTTCAAGATAGGGACATGCCCGGACCAAAGGCCCTCATTAGCAGCGAACAGGAGCAGCAAATCCTCGCCGCCGTCGCTGGCGGTCAACCTATTCGCGTACTTGCGGAACACTGGGGGGTCTCGCCGAGCACCATTTGGCGGGTGACCCGTCGGCACGATAACCCCTTGTTTATCAAGGCTTTGCGGGCCGAAATCCGCTCCCGCAACCTCAAGCGGCTTGCCAGGGTTGGGACGAAAGTACTTGATAAGCTTGACAATCGGCTCTCTCAACCTCTGGGGAAAACCGGGGCAATGGAAGTGGACGCGCTCGCTAGGGCTGCGTTTAATTTGGAGAAAACCTCTGCCTCACTGTCAGGCGAGCTTGCCAAGGTCGTTGGCACGGGTATTGCAATCCAGGTGATGCTCCCGGACTGGGCAGGTGGCACGGGAAATGCACCCCCCGCGCATGTAGACGCGGGCCCGCCCGCGCTACCCGAGCACATGCCCGCGCACGCGCAGGCAGAGCTTGCAAATTTCATGCCCGATTTCCAAAATTCACCCCCCACCACCCCCAAGAATTTGGCGGAGTCCCAGCCGGGCGTGGGGAGCGATTCTGGTTCCTGAGCCTCGCGTGGGAGCCCGGCTCCCTGGAAAGGAACACCGTGGACCTCGAAATCGTCAGGTATGACCTGGATTCGGTGAGGACGATTGGGAAGCTGGGGAGTGGGGGTGTGTTCCTCGCCTACACGCTGGAGGACGCGGTGCGGGAGGGGCCCAAGGTGCCCGGAGCCACCGCGATCCCGGCTGGAGAGTACGAGGTCGAGGTCACCCACTCTCCCAAGTTCAAGGAGCGGCTGCCGCTGCTCAAGGACGTTCCGGGGTTCACCGGCATCCGCATCCACACCGGGAACACGATCTCCGACACCGAGGGCTGCATCATCGTCGGGCTGCGCCGGGGCTCGGATATCGTCATTGAGTCCCGCGCCGCGCTGATGAAGCTCCTCAACCTCCTGGACTCCCAGGGGGGCCCCCACCGGGTCCTGATCTCCAACCACCCCGTCACCTAGAGAACAGGGTGTTCCCAGCTTGACGCGGCGAACCCGTCGTGGCCCGTATACGAGGGGCGAGCTTGGCGGCGAGCCCCTCCCGGTTGAGGATCAATCTTTCCAAGTCCCTGATTCCAAAGGGCGGCTGGGCAGGATACCGTATACCAGCCCAGGATGAGCCAGCCCACCAGGCTGGCGGCTGGGCTATATAGTATATAGATATCCTTTATCCCTTCTGCTTATAGCAGAAGGGTATATTAATACTGTATATAGAGGGGCCGGAATGACGATTCTCTGCCAGGGGGATTCCTTTGTGATTCACAAATATTAAAAACCAAATTTTTATTTTGGCTGAGAATGACGATTCCTAGTAAAACTCCTGGGGCGGCTGATACCGCCGCCAGTCCTCCAGGGAGTCCCTGGTCTCCGGGTGCCACTGACAGCCGGGGTGATAGACCGGGACCCAGTGCCCACAGCCCCGGCACCAGCTTTTCTCCGGCAGGAAGGCGTAGTTGCCCTCGACCTCGGCGTGGCAGACCTGGCAGCAGATGACCCGATTCCCCCCGGCCTGGTGGTAGAGCCCCTCGGCGATTTGACGAAATGCATCAGCCATGTCATCCTCCCCTCGTGCCGCCCATTCAATTGCCCGTTGGCTACGCGCCTCGATCCTACCAGCGTGACTTCCTCATGGCGATGAAGGCCGGGTGCCTCCGCGCGGTCCTCGTCTGGCACCGCCGCTCCGGCAAGGACAAGACCTGCCTGAACTTCCTGATCGCCAAGATGCTCCAGCGCGTGGGGACGTATTTCTACTTCTTCCCCACCTACACCCAGGGCAACAAGGCCATCTGGGAGGCCATCGACAAGGAGGGCAAGCGGTTCCTCGACCACTTCCCCAAGTCCCTGTTCCCTGAGCGGAACGAGACCGAGATGTCGATTACCTGCGTGAATGGCTCCCGGTTCCAGATCATCGGCACGGACAACATCGACCGGGTGGTGGGCACGAACCCCGTGGGCTGCGTGTTCAGCGAGTACTCGATCCAGAACCCCATGGCCTGGACGCTGATCCGCCCGATCCTGGCCGAGAACGGGGGCTGGGCGGTGTTCAACTTCACGCCCCGTGGGAAAAACTGGGGTTGGGAGATTTACAACATCGCCCGCCAGAACCCCCAGTGGTTCTGCTCGCTCAAGACCGTGGACGAGACCAAGCGGGACGCGCCCGGCGAATCGGGACTCCCGGTGGTGGGCCCCGACATCATCGACGAGGAGCGGGCCTCGGGCATGTCCGAGGAGACGATTCAGCAGGAGTACTTCTGCTCGTTCGAGGGCGCGATGGAGGGCTCCTACTACGGCGACCTGATCTCCTCGGCCCGGCTGGAATCCCGCATCCAATCCAAGTACTTCGCCAAGCATTCCCCGGTGGACACGGCCTGGGACCTCGGCGTGGACGACTCCACGGCGATCATCCTCACCCAGACCCTGGGCCAGGTCCCCTACGTCGTGGACTTCCACGAGGGCAAGGGCGGCGGCCTGGAGGTCTATGCGAAGTGGCTTCAGCAGGCTGGGTATCTCTATGGCCGCCACTACTGGCCCCATGACGGCAAGGTGACCGAGTTCTCCTCGGGGAAAACCCGCGTCCAGACCGCCTGGGACCTGGGCTTCAAGCCGGGGCTCCTGGGTCCCGTGCAGATCGTCCCGAAGGTGGCCCTGGCCGAAGGAATCAACGCCAGCCGGGTTTTCTTGGCCCGAGCCATGTTCCGGGATCATCCCAACGTCCTGCGGCTCCTGGACCTCCTGGTGGCCTACCACAGGGAGTGGGACCCGGAGCTTCGCGTCTGGTCCCAGAAGCCGGTCCACGACTACTCCAGCCACGCGGCGGATGCTCTGCGTTACCGGGCGCTCGCCTGGCAGGCGCAGGGCAACCTCCCGTCCCCGATGGCCTTGACAGCCTGGTCCCCCTTCGCGCATACTCCGCCTGTGGAGATGGCCGACACCGAGTTCGACGTGTTCAAGCACTAGGGAGGGAGACCCCATGGCCTACGGCGACAAGATCGAGTTGAACGTGGACATCAACATGCGGATCACCACCAACGGGGGCACCGATGTCGTGCTGAGCCCTGCGGCGGAGGACGGTCGCCTGTCCACGGCAGCGGCGGATGGCTCCGGGGATGCCCAGCCGGACATCACGACCATCGACCTGAACGGTGCGGGCCCCATGATGCCCGCTGCCAACGGCCCCGAGCGGTATCGGGTCCGGATCGAGCGCGTGAGGTAGCCATGGGCAAGCGCAAGAAGAAGCGTCCCGGCTACTAGCATGGGCGCGTCCGTCAGCGACGAATTCTCCCGCCGTCTGGAGAAGGTGAAGGACGAGCGGAAGCGGGAGGAGCGCGAAGCCAAGCGCGAGATCGACAAGGCGCTCAACGATGCCGAGCGCCGTCAATGGTCCCAGAAGAAGTACGGCCACGAGAGGGGGCGGTAAGCCATGGCGGGAGAGATTCTTCATCGGTTCGTCTCCACGGTCGAGGACGCGGGCTCGGAGACCGAGGTCGGTCCCGACGAGTGGAACGATTCACTGACCGTCGATGGCGGGTCCGACGGCGATGCCATGGTCCGGCGCACCGCCGAAGACGATGGCTGGCGTCTGGAGAAGCGGGGCTCACCACTCTCCCTGGTGAACGTCACCCAGGCCGCCTCGGTCGGCGCGGGCGAGACCAACCTCCACTCCCATGTCATCCCTGCCGCCCACCTGGAAGTGGACAAGAAGCTCCTGATCCTCAAGGGCACCGGCCACTTCGCGGCCAACGCGGACCCCAAGACCCTGGAGTTCAAGTTCGGCGCGGCGGCCGACATCGTGCTCAACAACGTGACGGCCAACCCCAACGACCTGGCCTGGTCCTACGAGATCGAGGTCTACCGCACGGGCTCGGATGCCCAGCGGGTTGTCATCAAGTGCTGGGTGGGCCTCGACCTGGAGCGTCACTCGCAGCACACGTTCACCGAGGACGACGGGGCCGCGATCACCTGCCAGGTCAAGGGCACGGGCACCTCCAACGACGACATCCTCCAGAACGTGTCCCAGTCCGACTACAAGAACTAGGAGAGAACCCATGGCGAACGACCTGACTCAGACCGGGCGGTTGACGGTGGACACCGCTGCCGTCCTGTTCGACACGGAGAAGGTGAAGCCGGGGTTGCTCGTCTATGCGGCTCCGGCTGCGGCGGTGGGTGCGGTCACCCTGGAAGACGGCGCGGGGGCCCTGATCACCACGCTGCGGGCTCCGGTCTCCGGAACCGTGGTCGTGGACCTCGGGGACTTCGAGGTCACGGGCCTGGAGGTCGCCGCGATCACCGCGTCTTCCCTGCTGACGATCTTCCCGAAGTAGGCCATGTCCCAGGCATCTGACTACCTGGAGGGCCAGATTCGGGCCCATCTGCTCCGCTCAGCCACCTGGGCGAAGACCACCGCGCGACACGTCTCGCTGCATACCGCGAACCCTGCGGACGACGCCTCGGGCACCGAGGTCTCTGGGGGCTCCTACGCGCGGGTCCAGCGTGACGCGGACGACCTCAACTGGTCGGCTCCCTCGCTCACCGCTGGGCTCTCCGCGAATCTCGCCTCCCTCACGTTCCCGGCTCCCTCAGCCAACTGGGGCGTGGTGACGCATTTCGGCATCTGGGATGCGGCCTCGGGTGGGAATCTCCTCTGCTACGGAGCGCTCACGGTTCCCAAGACCGTCAATAGCGGGGACCCGGCTCCGTTCTTCGACGTGGGGGCGCTCGCGGTCACGGTGGCGTAGATGGCCACCGATCTTGTCAACGTTGCACCGTTCCAGGGGCGGCTCCAGGTCGATTCGACCACGGAAATCAGCCTCCAGCGGTATATCGGTGCGTACATCCCCCTGAAGGTTGGAGCCGACTGGCTCGCGGCGGTGATCCCCGAAGCCGGGGTCACGATGGACAACACCGGGCTCGATGCGGACACCCTGTACTACATCTACGCCTTCGATGACTCGGACACGCTGACCCTGGAAGCCTCGGAGACCGCGTGGGAGTTGGACGCGGACACGGGTGTCCCGGTGATGATCGGGGACGAGACCCGGACCCTGTGTGGGATGCTGTACACCGCTGCGGGGACTCCCGGCACCTTCGTGGACTCCGACGCTCGGCGACTCCTGGCCAACTACTACAACCGCCAGCGCAAGGACCTCCACGGGACCTACTCCGCCGACCGGACGTTCAACAACACGGCCAACTGGGCGGATGTCAACTCGGAAATCAGCCTGGAGTTCCTCACCTGGGCCGACGAAGCGGTCTTCATGGCGGCCAGCGGCACGGTGTCCACGAACTCCGGGGGCAACGCCTCACACATGGGCTTCGGGATCGACTCGACCACGACGCCGACCTCGGATGTCGGTCAGACGATCTCCGCGTCCAACCAGCGGAATGCTTGGAGCCTCTCGCTGTCCAAGATTCTGACGGAGGGTCGCCATCTGCTCTCCCTGCTCGGGCGCGTCAGCGGGGGGACCGCTACCCTTTGCACCGCGACCGATACCTCCATCGGCACCTCGAAGGCCCATATGTGGGCTGACGTGATGATCTAATGTCCGTCTACTCCGGCGAGGTCTTCAATCCCGAGGTCTTCCTGACCGATGAGGACGCGAGTCTGGCTGGGACCTCAGCCATCGCGCTCACTTCGATGGGCGCGCTCTCGACGGTCATCAACCTGGCGGGGGCCTCCACCATTGCCCTGACCGGCTCAGCCAGCCTGACGACCGCGATCCAGATGGTGGGCTCGGCGCTGATCGCGCTCACCCTGGCGGACGCCGCGCTCAAGTTCCGGGGCAACGCCCGGAGGCTGGACATCTGTGGGCATCCCACGATGGCGCTGGAAAACTTCAAGGGGCCGAATCCGTGCTAATCTTTGGCCGGGAGGATATGACCATGCTCAGCTACTTCCTGAAGATCATGCGCGACCAGCGCGGCTTCTTCGGTGGCGGAGGCGGGGGAGCCCGCCCGGCCCCGGCGACCCCCGCGCCCCCCAGCGAGTCCGACGCGGCGGTCCAGAACAAGCGGGCGGCTCGGCGCTACAAGGCGGGTCTGGAGGGTGGGTTCCAGTCCACCATCGCCACGTCAGCCCTGGGCTCCAGCCAGCAGGCGCAGGGCCAGCCCGGCACGGTTCAGAAGCTCGGAGGCTAGTTCGTGGCGGACGAGCGCGCGCAGCTACTGATCAAGCGCTGGGATCACCTGTTCTCGGACCTTCAACTCTGGACGCCGACGTGGCAGGAAATCAACGAGTTGATGATGCCGAGGAAGTCGAACATCCAGCTTCAGCGGAGCCCTGGCTCCAAGCAGACCGAGAAGCTGATGGACTCGACGCCCATCCACTCGGTCGAGTTGCTGGCGGCCTCCATGCAGGGGTCTCTGACCTCGGGCTCCGTCCGGTGGTTCTTCTACCGGATTCGTGGCCTGGCTCTCGGGGTGATCCCGGACGCCGACAAGTGGCTGGAAGACGCCTCCCTGATCACCTACGACGAGCTTCGGGAGTCGAACTTCTCCTCGGAGGCCCACGAGTTCTACATCGACCTGTCCACGGTGGGCACGGCGGCCATCTTCATCGACGAGAAGAAGCCGATGCCCAACAAGCCCTTTGCGGGGCTCCGGTTCCAGACCCTGGTCCCCGGCACCTACGTCATCGACGAGAACGAGGAGGGCCGGGTCGATACGCTGATGTACAAGTTCAAGCTCTCGGCCCGGAACGCCAAGTCGATGTTCGGCGAGGAGAACCTTCCCGACCGGATCAAGAAGAACCTCGATCCGACCAAGGGGAACCCGGACCAGGAGTTCGACTTCATCCACGCGATCTTCCCCCGGCGCTCGGTGCCCAAGGGCTACGACGCCTCTGGGGACACGCCGAAGAACCGGCCCTTCGCCTCGATGTACGTGGCGATGGAGGACCAGGTGGTGCTGAAGGAGGGGGGCTTCCACGAGTTCCCCTTCGCCGTGGCCCGCTGGACCAAGACCTCCGGCGAGAAGTACGGGCGGAGCCCCGGTTACACCGCGCTTCCCGATGCCAAGACGCTGAACAAGCTCCGCGAGTTGAAGCTCCGCGCGATGGCGGTCATGGTGCAGCCGCCGCTGAAGATTCGGGACGATGGCGTGCTGGGGACCCCCAGGCTGATCCCTGGTGGCCTCACCCATGTGCGGGACATGGATGCCGTCGAGCCCCTGCAAATCCCCGCGCGCGTGGACGTGGCCAACATGGAGGAGGACAAGCTCCAGGCGGCCATCCGGAGGATTTTCTTCTCCGACCAGTTGCAGTTGCAGGAAGGCCCGCAGATGACGGCCTACGAGGTCCAGGTCCGCTACGAGTTGATGCAGCGGATTCTCGGGCCCACGCTGGGCCGCCTGGAGACGGAGTTCCTCGAACCCCTCGTGGAGCGGGTCTTCAACATCCTCATGCGGCGCAAGCGGTTCCTGCCCATGCCCCCGGCGCTCGTCGAGTACCGGAAGATGGGTGGGGCGTTCGACATCGAGTACGAGGGTCCCCTGGCTCGCGCCCAGCGGCTGTCCGAGACCGTGGCGATCCAGCGGTTCCTGCAACTCGTGGTGCCCATGGCGGAGTTCCAGCCCGATGTCCTGGACATCATCGACGTGGACAAGACGGTCCAGACCATCGCCATCGCCACCGGGGTCCCGCCGTCGATCATCCATGACCAGGAGACCGTGGACGCCAAGCGCAACGAGCGCAAGCAGGCCCAGGCTCAGCAGGCCCAGGCGGCTCAGGCTCAGGAGACCATGAAGGCTGTGGGCGGCGCGGCCCCCGCGCTCAAGGCGCTCATGGAGGCCCAGAAGTCTGGGATTCTCCCGGCTGGCGGAGCCATCGGGGCGGGTGTTCCCACCGGGGGTATCGGAGCCTAGATGGCCTTCAAGCCGGAAGATCGCCTCATGTGGTACGCCACGCTGTTCAGCACCGAGACGGGCAAGAAGGTCCTCGACGATCTCCGTCGGACGCTTGCTCGCCCCTCCTACGAGCCGGGGATGAAGGACCCGGAGCGGGAGACCTACTACCGTGAGGGTCAGCGTTCGATCCTTCTGGGCATCGAGGCCGCGATGGCTGCGGGCTTCACGCTCATGGACGCGACCCTCGATGACACCAAGGGGCCCCAACAGGTGGCCATCCTTGAGGAAAACGAGGAGTAGTCATGCCTGACGAGAAGCCCGCTGGGACCCCCGCTGGGGAGACTCCCGCCGCTGGCACACCTCCGGCTCCGGCCCCTGCCCCGGCTCCCAACGCCTGGATGGACGGCGAGGGCTGGACCCCGGAGTTGAAGGCCGACAAGACGCTCTCGAAGTACAAGTCGCCTGCCGACCTGGCGACCGCCCATGTGAACCTCCAGAAGATGCTGGGGAGCCGGGTGGAGATTCCCAACGAGAAGACCGACCCGGAGGCCGCCAAGGTCTTCTGGGGCAAGCTCGGTGTGCCTGACAACCCCGAGGGCTACGAGGCGTTCGCGGCCCCCGAGGGTCGGAAGGCCGACGAGGCGATGATCGGGGGCTTCCGGAAGGTCGCCCACGGGGCCAAGCTCTCCAAGGGCCAGGTCACGGCGCTGGAGAAGTGGTATGTGGAGCAGGAGTTGGCCCGCGAGACCGCGCTCAGCCAGGAGTACGCCGAGGAGCAGCGGAAGGGCATGGAGGTCCTCAAGGCCGAGTGGGGCGCGGCTGCGGATATCAATCTCGGCTACACCCACCGGCTGGTGGCTGAGCATGGCGGGGCCGATCTCCAGGCTGCGCTGGCGGAGACTGGGGCCGGGAACGACCCTCGGGTCGTCAAGTTCTTCAGCAAGATCGGCAAGATGCTGGCCGATGATGGCCTGATGAAGGTCGAGAACCTCTCGGCTCGGCCCAACGAGGCTCAGGAGAAGATCGCGGCGGTGATGAACGACAAGAACCACCCCTACTGGAACGAGCGGGCCCCCGGTCACAAGGAGGCCGTGCTCCAGATGCAGGGCTGGTACGAGGTCGTCCACAACCGGGTCTAGCCAAAAATCTTGGGGTGGGGGTTGACATCAGCCCCCGCCCCTTGATATACCCCCAATAGAGCGACCCGAAAGGACACCCGCTCACGGGCAGCCAGGCCCGCCCACCTGGTAGGCGGACCCCGAAAGGGACACTCCTCCGGCGAAGTGAAAGGTAGTCAAACTTTCGTGCCAGAGGAGGCACTTCAATGAGCGACCAGATCACGACAGCATTCGTCAAGCAGTACCACGGGACGGTGGAGTACCTGCTCCAGCAGAAGGGAGCCCGCCTCGTCAACTGCGTCCGCAACGAGAGCCAGAACTCCGAGGAGCAGTTCTGGGAGCAGATCGGTCCCACCGAGGCGCTGGAGATCACGACCCGCCACGGGGACTCTCCCCAGGTGAACACCCCCCACGACCGGCGTCGGGTCACCCTGCGCTTCTTCGACTGGGGCGATTTCATCGACACCATCGACAAGGTGCGGATGCTCATCGACCCGGCCAACCCGTACTCCCAGAACGCGGCCTACGCGCTGGGCCGGAAGCAGGACGACATCATCATCGACGCGATGTTCGGCACCGCGTTCACCGGCAAGGAGGGGGCCACCTCGGTGTCCTTCGACTCCGGCCAGCAGATCGCTGCCAACTTCGGCGGCGCGGACTCGGGTCTGACCATCACCAAGCTCATCGAGGCGCAGCGGCTCCTGCGGGCCGCTGAGAACGACCTCTCGGGCGAGGAGTTCTACATCGCGGTGGGGGCCAAGCAGTTGGCCAACCTGCTCAGCACCACGCAGGTGACCTCGGCGGACTTCAACTCCGTGAAGGCGCTCGTCCAGGGCGAACTCAACACCTTCATGGGCTTCATGTTCAAGCACACGGAGCGTCTCCTGGTGGACGGCTCCTCGAAGCGCCGGGTGCCCGTCTGGGCCCGCTCGGGCGTGCTCGCGGCCAAGAACCCCGAGATCAGCACGAACATCGTGCAGCGGTGGGACAAGCGCGGGTCCTGGTACGTCTATGCCAAGATGGGCATGGGCGCGACCCGGATGCAGGAGAACAAGATCGTCGAGATCAAGTGCTCGGAGACGGTGTAGCCGAGCCGGACTGACAACTTAGGCGAGGGGGGTCCGCGAGGGCCCCCCGGCCTTAAAAGAACACGAAAGAGAGGACACGAACATGGCGCTGACCCCCACGATGTCTCGGGAGTACACGCAGTATCAGTCGGAGCCCGTCGAGCAGGTGAAGTCGCCGGACTGGGACGGCAAGCTGAGCGTCTCCGTCGGCAAGCTCACCTTCACGGCGGCTGGCCAGGGCGCGGCGCAGATGGTGCTCCTGCCCGCTGGCCGCAAGATCATCTTCCCGGACCTCTGCCGTATCATCTGCCCGCAGGGCGCGACCGACGCGGACCTCCACGTCGGCCACGGGGCCTACACGGATGCCGAGTCGGGCGATGCCGTGAACGCCGACGACAACGCCTTCGCGGACAACCTGGACCTGGGTGGGGCGGCCATCGACGCGGCCTTCTCGCTCCCGGCCGCAGCCCCGTTCTATCTGGACTCGAAGGAGCAGGTGGACATCACCATCACCATCGACACGGGCGACTCGGCGGCGGCGGGCGATGCCTACGTCGTGGTCGTCTACGGCAGCCTGAAGTAGAGGAACCACGGGGGGTCTCGGGGTAACTCGGGACCCCCCTTCTTTCCATGCCGTTCGGACCCACCGGCTGGTCACGCCGCGCAGACCTCCCGGACTTCCGGGTGTCGCTGGGCGGCTCTGCGCTCCCGATCCAGGGGGCCATGTCCATCGACGACGATGCGTACTTCCCCTACCGCACCACGTTGATCACCGCCAGCCCCGATGATGGGATGGTCTACATCGGCGGGGGCATGGTGCGTCGGACGCCCGCTGGGGATGAATTCACCTACCCTGGGGGCTCGAATCCGATCACGGGGGAAGATGGTGGCCTGGCGATCACGGGCCTCCGTCGGGACGGGCCGTTTGCCCTCGCCAACATCGAGGGGGTTCCCTTCGCGTTGATCGGCGGGCACTCGGTTGCGTTCGTCTCGGTCAACGGGAAGTCCGGGCCGGGCCATGTGAAGATCGCGGTCAACTGGGACCCGGATTCTGAGGACCCGTTCCTCAATGGCTGGCAGGAGGTCGCCCATCTATTCACGGTCCCGGCCAAGGACTTTGGGACCCCCGGTGGCGCGGGCTTCATGTCGCTCTCTGGTGGGTTCTTCAAGATCGACTCGACTTACTACTGCATGTTCGGGCTGGAGCAGGGAACGAGTGGGCCCCTGGGGTCCTCGACCACCCGCCACGCGGCAATCTGGAAGACCGAGGACTTCGGGGAGACCTGGAGCCAGTTGATCGACCTCTCGGCGATCTCGCCCTGGGGCGGGAGTTCGTTGCCGACTCAGGTGATCGGGGTGAATCGTTCGGGGCTCCTGCGGATCATCGCGGTGCTGGGGAGTACATCGGTCTGGTATTCCGATGACCTCGGGGAGTCCTGGACCGAGGCGGGGGGCAACAACATCAATGCCCAGAAGCTGATGCTGCTGTCCTCGGGCGGGGTGCTGCTCGGCAAGTCCGGGGGCCTCGGGACCTCCACGGGCTCCAGCGTGTCCTGTGATCTTGGGGAGAACTTCTCAGCCTCGGTTCAGGAGCCCACGGGGAACAACAACACCCGGCTGGGGGTGGCGACCATTGGCCTGGAGGAGGCGGTTGCTGCGGTCCCTGGGGGCACGGGGGTCCGGCTGTTCTGGTCGAACAATGGCGGGGAGGACTTCATCTTCCAGGGCGAGTTCGAGGACATGTCGAACCTGTCGCCCCTGATGGACATGTTTCTCATGGGGGACTCGACGCGGGCCGTGGCCTACAACCAGGGCCGGGAGGTCATCAAGTCCAACGAGCCTCCCACGGGGACCGTGAGCCCCCGGTCCATCTGCCCTGGGATCGCGGCGGGTCTGGCCAACGCGGGGAAGCTCGTCACCTGTGGGCTCCCGGTGATGACCAACAACTGCCCGTGATACGATAGCGCCTGGAGGAACCCCATGGCTGAGAGCGAACTCGTCGTCGCCAACGGTGCGCTGATGCGGCTGGGGGCGGACCCGCTGGCGTCCCTGGTCACGCCGGTCAACGACCGGACCCGCCTGGTGAACCAGTACTTCGCCCCCACGCGCAAGGAAGCGCTCCGGAGCCACCCCTGGAACTTCGCGCTCCATCGGGTGCGGCTCAACACCTTCCCCCAGGCGACTCTGACGGCGAGTGCCCTCACCGGCACGATCACCGCGACGGCCTCGGCAGCGGTGTTCGCACTGACCGATGTCGGCTACCGGGTGATGTTCAATGGTGGAGGTCAGGGCCGGATCACGGCGGTCGCCGTGGACCTCCTCTCAGCCACGGTCGAGTTGGACTCGGACATCACCACGCTCAGCTTCGCCATCGAGGAGTGGCGGATTGCTCCGGCCTCCGGCTGGACGTTCCGCTATGCGAAGCCCACGAACTACCTCCGCGTGGTGGAGGTGGCGATGACCGCGACCTCTCCGGGCCCCAACACTGGGCCGATCCTCTGGTCCTGGTGGGCGGACCTGTCCAACAAGCCGGAGCCCATCAAGGTCGAGGGCGAGTACCTCGTCTCCAACGCCTCGGGCAAGCTGGACATCCTGTTCATCCGGGACATCTCCGACACGACGAAGTGGGACCCGGTATTCGACTCCGCCCTGGAGTGCCTGCTCGCGTTCAAGATTTGCTACGGGGTCACGGGGTCTCTCGCCGCCACCAAGACGCAATTCGACGCCTACAAGCAGACGCTGGCGGAGGCCCGGACCATGGACGGCCAGGAGGACACCCCGGACGACGTGTACCCCGATGATCTCGTCTCTGTGAGGCAGTAGCATGGGCGTCCGGGCCTTCCAGACGGGTCTCACCGGGGGTGAGTTGAGCCCCTTCCTGTTCGCGCGTTCCGACTTCGACAAGTACCGGAATGGCGCGGAGTTGCTGCTCAACTGCGTGGTGAAGGTGTCGGGTGGCTGTGCCCGGCGCGCGGGGTCTCAGTACATCGCGGAGGCCAAGCCCTTTTACTCCGCCTTCCAGTTTGGGGCCTTCCAGGTCGATGCCTTCCAGGTGAATCCTGCCGGGAGTCTCCAGACCCGGCTGGTTCCCTTCGTGTTCAACATCGACCAGGCGTATGTGCTGGAGTTTGGCCACCAGTACATCCGGTTCTTCCGGAACCGGGCTCCGCTGTTCGGCGAGGGCGTGGGAGATAGCTTCATCACCAACGGGGACTTCTCGTCGGGCCTCACGGGCTGGGACACGGACAGCACGGGGTCGGGGTCGGTCACTGATGGGGGCGGCTACGCCAGCCTGGCGGTGGGTGCGGGGCTGGGTGACGCCACGCTGATGCAGACGATCACCGGCCTGGAGGTCGGCGAGCGCTACATCGCGGAATTCCGGATCGACAACGCGCCCGCGATCTTCTCGCTGGGCACCGCGCCGGGGGGCGAGGATTTGGTCGCCCGTCAGGCGCTGGCTCCGGGTTCCTACCGGGTGGCGTTCATCCCCACGACCACCGAGGCCACGCTGCTGTTCTACAACTCCTCGGTGAGCACCGAGACCCGTGTGGATGATGTCGTGGTCCAACTCTCGGACGTGATCGAGTTGACCACCCCGTACACCAACGAGGACATCCCGCAGCTTCGCTTCACGCAGTCGGCGGACACGCTGTACATCGCGCACCCGGACCATGATCCCCGGAAGCTCACCCGGCTGAGCGACACCACCTGGACGCTCCAGATCATCGCCTTCCAGCCGGTGCCCAGCCAGGAGACCCCCCTGGCCCCCTCGGCGACCCTGACCATCGGGGCGACCAGCGGCGCGAACATCGTCTTCACCACGGATGTTGCGGCATTCCTCGATGGGGATGTCAACAAGACCATCCGGTCCCGTGGCGGGGTGGCGATCATCAAGACGGTGGACTCGGCGACGCAGGTCACCGTGGATATCATTCAGCAATTCATCAATACCGACCCCATCGGCTCGGGGTCCTGGGAGTTGGTGGGCAGCCCCTCGTCCGCGATCACGCTCTCCGCCAAGGAGCCCGTGGATTCGCTCATCACGGTGACCGCCGCCCTCGACTCCTTCCGGACCAGCGATGTCGGGGGGTTCATCAAGGTCAACAGCGGACTCCTTGAGATCACGGCCTTTACCTCTGCCACGGTGGTCACGGCCCGCATCCTCACCGTCCCCTCGTCCACCTCTGGGGTGGCGGGTGCTTGGACCCTGGAGAGTGCTGCGTGGTCTTCCACCCAGGGGTTCCCTGGTGTGGTGACGTTCTTCGAGCAGCGTCTCTGGTTTGCCTCCTCGCGGGCCCGTCCGCAGACCATCTGGGGGTCTGCCGTCGCGGACTTCGAGAACTTCGCGGCGGGTCCCAACGACGACGACTCGGTGGAGTTCACCATCGCGTCCAACACGGTGGACCTGATTCGCTGGATGAAGTCGATCCGGAATTTCCTGATCGGCACCATCGGCTCGGAATTCAAGATGGCCGGGGGCAACGAGTCCTCGATCACCGCAACCAACGTCACGGTCACCACGGAAGCGGCCTACGGCTCAGACTTCAATGTGGACGCGCTTCGGGCGGGCAATGCGGTTCTCTTTCTACAGCGCGGTGGGCGGCAGATTCGGGAACTCTCCTTCGCGTATGAAACCGACTCGTACAACGCGCCGGACCTCACGATCCTCGCGGAGCATCGCTTCCGGGAGGGCATCGTGGACTTCGCTCGGGCCTCCGCGCCGGACTCTTTCCTCTTTGCGGTCTCGGCTGACGGGGGCCTGAACGTCTGCTCCTACGAGCGCCCGGAGAACGTGGTGGCCTGGACCCGCTACGAGACCCAGGGCGACTACAAGGCGGTCTGCGTGATCCCCGGCATGTGCGGGGACGCCGATGAAGTCTGGACCGTGGTCGAGCGGGAGGTGGGGGACTTCACCAAGCGGTTCATCGAGGTGTTCGATGGGCAACTGAACACCGACGCCGCGCTCAACTACGAGGGTGGGGCGGATGGGACGGCGGCCATTGATGCCCTTGCGGGCCTCAGCCACCTGGAAGGCATGGAGGTGGACGTGAAGTGGGCCCCGGCCTCGGCGTTCCAGGAGTCGGCGTTCCAGCGGGGGTTCGTCCAGGGCTCGCGGCCCGAGCAGTACTTCACCACCACGGTGGCGAGCGGGTTCGTGTCGCTCCCTGGCCCGGCGTACCGTGTGGAGGTCGGACTCCACTACGAGACCGAGATCAAGACGCTCCGCCAGGAGTTGGCTGGCCCCCAGGGAACCGCGATGTTCCGGCGCAAGCGCTCGAACGCGGTGTACGTCCGGTTCTACTGCTCCCACGGGCCGGGGATGTTCGTGGAGGACGAGGAGGTCCCCACGGATTTCGTCAGCCGCATCCGGGACTTCCGCAAGGTGAACCTGGGCTGGGACCGGGAGGGCCAGGTAACGATCCGCCAGACCCAGCCCTTCGGGATGGTGGTGCTGGGGGTTGGGTACTCCTACGTGATGGACGACGGCGAGGCCCCGTAGTGCCCTGCCACCACGAGTTGGTGCCCTTCAAGGCCGCCCATGTGGCTGAGATCGCCTGGCTGGAGCGGGGCCACGCGCTCCTGATCGGGCAGCAGGCCATCTCGATCTACGAGCAGCACCCCGGCTGGAGCGGGTTCTGCAACGGGCGGTTCATCGCTGCCGGTGGGATCGTGGTCCCCTACCGGGGGCTCGGAGAGGGCTGGGTGATCGCCGGGCCTGGTGTCAAGGGCCATTACGCCTTCTTCCATCGGACGGTGAAGCGGGCTATGATTGGCACAGCTAGGGCCTTGAAGGTCCGGCGACTACAAGTGCTAGTGCGGGATTCCTTTACGGTTTCGCATGGCTGGGTGACGGATCATCTGGGCTTCGAGAAGGAAGGCGTCATGCGCCGCTACGGTGTCATGGGCGAAGACATGGTGGTCTACGTGAGGTTCTTCGATGATCTTTGAGGGCTGGGTTCTCCGGGACGGCTGGTGGTACGGCCCCCAGGGGGAGAGGCTCCGCGCCATCTCTGGCGGCACCGGGGCGGAGATCGCGGTGCTGGCCGTGGCGGCCATCGCGGCGGCGGCCTCTGCCTATGGAGCCTACTCGGCTGCCGAGTCTCAGCAGGATGCCCTCAAGGCCCAGGCCAAGGCTCAGGAAGCCGATGCCGAGGCTGCCGCTGCGGCGGGTCAGGCGGCTGCGGCCAACCAGCGTCGGAAGGACCGGGCGCTGCAAGAGTCCTTCGCGGCTCGCGCGGCGGGTGCGGGCGTGGTCGCGCGGGAGGGCTCCAGTCTCCTGGCTGAGTTGGACTTCGCCACCAACGCGGAGATGGAGGCCCAAAACGTCCAGTACGGCTATCGCCTGGAGGAGCGCTCCAAGAAGTACCAGGCGTATCTCTCCAAGCGTGAGGCGGGCAAGATCAATCCCGCGATGAACGCGGGGATTTCTCTGCTCCAGTCGGCGGGGAGCATTGCTGGAGGCTTCGGCGGGGGCGCGGGGGCCAGCATGACGGGTGGTGGATTGAGTGCGGCGGGAGGTCTCACGGGTGGCGGGGGTGGCGGGACCTCCTCGGCTGCGTACCAGGCGTATCGCGCCGGAGAAAGGGGCTAGGATGCCTCAGCTTCCTCGGTACGGAGTGGGCCGGGTGGATGTCGCCACCCCGGAGACCCCTACGCCCAGCGGCCGGAACCCCCAGGCTGAGGCGCTCATGGCTGGGGGCAAGGTACTCCTGGAGACCGCGCTCGGCTTCAAGCAGACGCTGGACAAGCGTCGGGACCTCCGCACCGATGCCGAGGCCAACGAGAAGTTCCGGCTCCTCCAGGAGGCGGTCTACACCTGGGAGGGCGAGAAGGAGAAGACCGCCGATCCGGATGCCCATGTCGCCCAGCACACGGATTTCTTCAACCAGTCCGTGACCAAGCTGATGTCCGACGTGAAGGACCCGATGCTGGCCGACAAGTTCCTCAAGCGGGCCTCGGGGTTCCGCACGGAGCGGTTGAAGCACTCCTTCGGGGTCCAGAACAAAGCCTTCGTGGACCGCGAGAAGTCGGATGTCGTGGCGGAGACCGAGAAGCTTGGGAAGTTCGAGTACCTGATGGACGACGCCACGTTCACCAAGGAGTGGGAGTCGCTCACCCAGCGCATGGACAAGTCGCTGGCTGCGGGTGGACTGTCCAAGAAGGACCGGGTGCTGATGGAGCAGAAGGCCCGCGATTCCATCTGGGGCACTCGGGCCTATCGCCAGGCGGTCCAGGCGGTCCCGGCTGAGAACGACCCCGAAGGCACGGCGGTCATGTGGAACGCCACCAAGGCGATGGAGATGGGCCAGGACCCGCGCTACGAGGGCCTCAGCCCCGAGCGCCGTCTCGCGGTGACTTCCATGCTGCGGGAGGAGTACTCGCGGCGGCTCACCACGGCCAACACCAAGGCCGCCGAGCAGCGCCGGGTCTTCAACGAGGAAGTGGACGCCATGGCGGGCGAGATGTACTCCGCCATCGAGCGCGCCTCGCGTGGCGAGGAGTTCGAGTTGGACGGCAAGACTGCCAAGCACTCCATCGAGGATGTCTTGCAGGTCACCAACAAGTACTCCCGCACTCTTGGCCACCGGATCAACGGTATCCAGGACAACGCCCGCGCCTATCAGTCCATCCGGGATCGGGGCGAGAAGACGCAGCCTGCGACGCCGGAGGAGCACAACCAGAAGGCGGAGTGGCTGAACAAGGCGCTGCTGGGTGAGGTCTCCAATACGGAGATCGTCAACTCCACGCTTCGTCCGGAGTTCAAGGACGAGGTGCTGCGGGCCTGGTTCCAGGCGAAGAAGACCCCCCAGACCCCCGAGGAGAAGGAGCGGCGGGATGATGTCAGGGGCTGGGCTCGGTTCATCAAGGGTCAGTTGAACACCCAGACCTCGGCGTTTGTCCGGGACCCCCGGATCGCGGGGATCGCCGACCGGGCCGCCATTGAGTTCTCGCGCCTGGCGGGCAAGGACAAGGAGGCGGACCTGCCGGAGTTGGTCTCCCAGGTGTTGAAGCGCAACTCGGATCATCTCAAGGGAGCCCTGGACCCCGGTCTGCTTCACTCCCAGCTTCCCCAGCGCTACCAGGACATGGACGAGAACAAGGTGGTCCGGGACATCCAGACCAATGCCATCACGCGCCAGGCTGGGGACTTCTATCTGGTCCAGATGCGCTGGATTCGCTCGCTCCGGGAGAAGTCGGGTGGGGAAGCCCAGGGTCCCGAGAAGCCTGCGGAGCAGTCGGGCCCCGGCCTCATGGACCGCGTGAAGGGTGTGTTCTCGGGTAAGGGGGGCGCGAAGGTGCGTGGCCCCCAGGGAGAGTAGCCATGGACCTCGGCCAGAGTCTTCAGAAGCGCCTGGAGTTGACCCAGAGCCCGAGCCTCCAGATGGAGGAGCAGGAGAAGTGGGCTAAGTGGCAGGCGTCACAGCCGTTGCCCAGGGTGCCGACGGGCGACCAGATGATCGAATCGGGGTTGAAGTCCGCGCTCTCGACGGCGGGCAAGGTGGGCTCGTTCATGGCCGCCGCCCCGAGCGATCTGGTCACCGGACTGGCTAAGGGTGGGGTCAGCCAGGTCCTCCAGACCGGGCACGACATCGTGCGCCTGGGGGAGAACGTGGCTCAGCTACTCGCGCCCACCCCTGCGGGCGCGCTCAAGATGCGGAAGCAGGCGATGGGGACGGGCGAGGGGTCGGTCACGGAGCCCGTGGGCACCGTCCAGGCCCTCAGCCATCCCGTGGGTCAGTTTTTGTCCATGTTCGTTCCGGGCACTTCAGCCTTGAAGGGCGCGGGGATGGGCACCAAGGGGGCCGCCGCGTTGTCCGGTTTCATGGCCGATTTCGCCTCGGACCCCGAAGCCGGGAATCTCGCCAACCTGGCCGGGGACGCCTACAACGCCTTCTCCCCCGAGGGCCAGTTGGCCCTGGTCGAGTGGCTGGGGACGAACAAGAACGCCCCGGAGTTGGAGAACCGGCTCAAGAACGCCTTTCTGGGCTCTGCCACGGGTCTGGGGGTCGATGCGGTGATGTCGGGCCTCAAGATGCTCAAGACGCGGGGCCAGATGAACAAGCTCGGGGAGACGATCCGCCAGGCGTTTGCCGAGGCCCAGGGCCAGCGGGGGTCGGCGGTGATGGGGCCGTCCGATGAGATGGTGACCCTGTTCCGCCACGGAGATGTCAAGGGCCCCACGGCCAACTTCGGTGAGTCCGAGGGCATGGTCGCGCCCTTCGCGCAGGCGGGTCCGCTCCGGTCGCTCCAGGTCTCCAAGTCCGACGCCGAGACGTTCCGGAAGTCGAACCTCTTGAAGAACCCCAACGTCGAGCAGGCGATCAAGGACGAGATTCTCAAGCAGGGCGGGATGCCCGACCTGGAGTACCTGCTGCCGGATTGGCTCGCTCGGGCCGCCAAGGAGCATTATGCTGAGGGCGGCCTGGGGGCTGTACTCGAAGCCCTCGTGGGAGAAAGGTAATCCATGGCGGACGAGTCGGTTCAGCCGGTCCCGATGTCACTGTCCATCAGCTACACGCCGGAGCCTGCCGGTGAGACCGGGGGAATCCCTGCCGACCCGGTGCTGGAGTCCACTCCGCCCCCGATCCAGGACCAGGGGCCGGTCGCGGGTCCTCCGCCTGCCCCCGAGGACCAGGAGCAGGTCGATGAGTTCGGGAACCCTCTGCCTGGTCCCGAGGTCACCGCCGAGCAGACCGAGGGCCAGACCCAGCCTCTGACCCCTGGGGCCCCCGAGCCCACGCCGATGCCCTCGCAGGAGGGCCAACTGGACACCACCCAGGCGATCCTGGAGCAGCCTGCCCCCGAGGAGGCGGCGGTGGAGTTCATGCTGGCGGGCGTGGCGGACAAGGGGATCAAGGCACTGATCAAGGACCTCCTGGGTCGGGCCTCAGCCAAGGCGGCGAAGGGAACCGTCGCTCCTGGCCTGGAGGGCCTGGCGAAGGCCGAGACCGCCATGACCATGGACGAGGTGAAGACGATCCTCTCTGAGGGCAACATCGAGGCCCAGCGTCGGGGGTTCCGTCCCCGCGACCCGATCCACGCCGAGGCTGAGGAGTTGGCGAAGGGTGTCAACCCGGATATGGTCAGGGAAATCCCGGCTGGGACCACGATGGACGACCTGGCCTCTGCGACGCTGATCCACTTCCAGCAGCAGGCGCACCAGCGTGGCACGAATCTTGCGCGCGCGGCGCTCACTGGCCTGGAGCAGGGCAACTATGCCCCGTTCGAGGAGTTCCTCAAGCAGCTTCAGTTGCTCAGCCTCACGGAGGTCAAGAAGCTCGGGGTTGTGGCGGAGTCCGGGCGGAGCCTGGGGATTCTGAATGACCCCTCAGCCACGATCAATCTTCAGGCGAAGATGCTCCGGGAGTTGATGACCCAAGCCCCTGGGAAGGTCACTCCCCGTGAGCTTCTGGAGATGTTCCTGGCCCTGGACGACCCGGTGAAGACCGCGAAGTTTGCGCGGGCCATCGGCCAGGGGGTCACCAGGCTCGACATGCTCCAGGAGTACTGGATCAACGCGATCCTCTCGGCTCCTTCGACCCATGTGGCCAACATGGCGGACAACGCGATCCGGGCTACCACGGCTCCCCTGGAGTCCCTGATCTATGGGCTGATCCCCGGCTCAGGCACCCGGCTCGGGGAATCCGCTGCGCTGATGAAGGGCTACGTTCAGGGCTGGGGGGACTTCACGGAGATGTTCTTCAACGCCATGAAGTCTGGCCAGGATGCGTTCACCCGCGACATGACCATGGACCCGCTCAAGGTCTCCACGACCCTCGCTCAGAAGGCCCAGGGCCAGAGCTTCGTGGAGCAGTCGCGCATGAACAAGGGCGGGATGTCCGGGAAGGTGGACCTCCCGGTGAAGGGGATTTCGGCGGCCAATCTTGGGGTGTCCCCGGATTCCCTGGCTGGTCGCTTCGTGGACTTCGCCGCCGAGGCGATTGTCCGGATGCCGACCCGTGCGCTCATGTCCGAGGACGCGGCGTTCAAGATGGTCTTCTACCGGATGGGCGTCAACCAGTACGCCTACCGCAAGGCGCTGGAGCAGGCGGAGGCGGAGGGACTCAAGGGAGCCGCGTTCTCGAAGCGCCGCAAGGACCTGTTCCGGGAATTCTCGACCAACGCCACCGATTACCCGGATGTCCACAAGTGGGCGCTGGACTACTCGTTCGAGAAAACCCTCCAGAAGGAACTCGGCAAGGGTGGCCAGGCGTTCCTCCACTGGCGGGAGGAGCAGCCCGGCATCACCTTCGTCATGCCCTTCGTCCGGACCCCGGTCAACATCGCCAAGATGACGCTCCAGTACACGCCCGTGGAATTCCTGGCCAACGCGCCGGGGCTGCGGAAGGTCATGTCGGAGCAGGCGAAGATTCTCCAAGAGGGCGCGGCTCCGGGGGCCTCGCTCACGCAGCGGATGGCCAGGGAGCAGGCACTGTCCAAGGCGGCCTTCGGGTCGTTTATGATGGCGGGGCTCACCAGCATGGCGGCGGCCAACCTGATCCGGGGCGGGGAAAAGGACTACCGGAAGGTCCAGTTTCAGGCTGAGCACAACGTTGGGCTCCCCAACTCCGTGCGCGTGGGCAACCAGGACATCCAGTTTTCCCGGCTGGGTGTGTTTGGCCAGGTCGCGGGCTTGGCGGCGGACCTCGAAGTGCTCCGGCGTTCCAGCCACTCAGCCACGGAACTCGCTCGCTACGAGGAGGCGGTCTCCATCGCGGCCTCTGCCATCGCCAAGAACATCACGAACCCCGCGTTCATGTCCGGGGTGATGCAGATGTCGCGGGCGATCTCGGAGCCTGACAAGTTTGGGGGCAACATGTTCGACCGCTGGGTCTCCAGCTTCGTCCCCAACTTCATCAACCAGACCAACACCGCGCTGGTGGACAACACGGTGCGGGAAGCTCGCGGGGTTCTCCAGCAAGCCTGCAAGAAGACCTGGGGGTGTTCCATGACCCTTCCGGCCCGCGTTCGCCTCATCGGCGGCGAGGACATCGAGGCGGAGTTGGGCGTCGCGGATGCGCTGCTCCCCACGAAGCACCTGACGATCAAGCCCTCGGCGGGCGTCCAGGCTCTCGTGGACAACGATGCCAGCCCGGAGTACCCGGACGAGTGGTTTGTGGGGACCCGGAGTGCCGGGGGCGTGGAGATGGACACGCACCAGCGCCGCGATCTCGTGAAGCTGATGAATTCCATCCCGTTCCCGACCTCGGGGAAGACGCTCAAGGAGCATCTTGATTGGATGGTCACCGATCCGCTCCACAAGACCATCTACGAGCGCGAGCAGCCGGGGCCCCGTGGGGGTCGTGCGCGGATGCTGCTGGGGGCGATCCGCGAGGCCGAGGCTCGGGCCAAGGACGCGATGCTCCGTAAGTACCCGGACCTGGCGGAGGCGTTCAAGCAGTACAACGAGACTCGTGCGAATCTGCTCCGGCCCAAGGTACAATAGGGCCCGTCATGGACTCCGCCACCGCGCTGCTCAATGCGTTGAGCAATCTCCTCCAGCGGGGAGGGGCGGCGGGTGTGTGTCTTCTGATGACCCTCATCATTACAGCCGCCTTCATGGGCTGGCTTCCGAGTCCGGTCACCCGCGCGCTCGCCCAGCACCACGAATACACGATCCAGCGCGCCCGGATCGACTACCTCAACTGCCAGGCGCTTCAAGACCTGGCCAAGCGGGACCCCACCCGCTGCTTCGATCCGTCCTACTGGGGCGGGCCACAACCTCTTTACGCGCCTGCCCACACGCGGTAAACTCTTTCCCAGGAGGAACCAAACCATGAATTGGAAGATGCTCTGGCCGACCCTGATTCCGGTGCTGGCGCTCGTGATCGAGCAGTTCTCGGGGCAGATCAGCGCGTACCTGGCGGGCCACCCCACCGTGGCGCTCGTGGCGGTGACCGTGGTCACGGCGCTCGCCAACATCGTCAACCCGAAGAAGTAGGTGCAACTCCTTGCTGGGCTGGCGCTCAAGTACCTGGGCGAAGCGGCGGTCCAATTCGCCCTGGGAGTCATCAAGGAGTGGCTTGTCCGCTCAGAGATCAAGCGGGGCGAGCGCCAGCGCCTCCTCATCGAGAGCCTCCAGCTTGAGTCCGCCGCTCTTGCTTTTGCTGCGAGTGCTGGCCGCGATCCCGGTGCTGCTGCTGCTGTTCGGGTGCGCGACGGGGCCGGTGGTCTCGGAGACTTCCGACCCGTTCCTCCGGACCCTTCCCGTGCTGACGGAGGCCCCGCTTAAGGGCATGTGCAAGCGCGGGGACATCGTGGAGGTCCCCTGCGTGGTGGTCCTGGAGGCCGACTGGCAGGCCATGGTGATCTACGCCAAGAGCGCCTGCCTGGCCCTGGGGGGCACCGAGGAAGCCTGCCAGACGAAGCTGCGGGCCTCAGCCACGGTGCGGGACTAACTTAGTTATTCGACTCCACGAAGACCGTATCTTCCCCCTGGAGCGATAGCTCCGACTGAACCATCAGGCAGATGGTGACCCCCATCGCGTGAATCTTGAATTCATCGTCGGTGACCTTCCCGAGGTCCTTGTGAAGTAACCTGTTGATCTTGTTGGCGATCTTGGCCATGAAGATCATCAGGGCTTCGTTGTCAGAGGGCGGCATATAATAGAGTCCTCTGGAGGGCCACCCCATGATCGACGAGATCGAGCACGAGTGTCCCGCCTGTAGTCGGACGGAAATCTCAGCCAGCAGCTTTGGGGTCGCTCGGGACCACCATCACCGGACGTGGAACCACTTGAGGACCCACTCCGCCACGTTCCGCTCCAGGTTTTCCTTCCACAAGGGGATGTCCGGATTGGTGAACACCGCGTCGTAGGGGTAGTCCAGGAGCGCGGTCTCGGACTCGTGGGCGTCAGGAGCCATGGGGCCCTGGGAAGGCCGGTTGACCCGGATCACCAGGCCCCCGGTGTTCTTGATGGCCCGCGCCTCGTTGGGGAATCGGGTGTCCGGGCACACCAGCGGCATCTTGGGGTCGAGCATGGTGAGCTTCTCGACCTTCCTCAGCCACTCCTTGACCCAGTAGGCCGGGTCATCCTGGCGGCGGACCTCGGTGCCGTACTCCTGGAGAAGCTCCCGGACGCCAGGCGGCTTGATCTCGTAGACCAGCCGGTGGAGAAACTCAGCCGGGGTCTCGGTCTGCTTGCAGAAGATTCCGTTGGCGTGCGCGATCTGTAGCAGAGTCCGGGGCAGCCGGGCGATCACCTCGTCCTTGAGGAGCCCAGAGAAGCGGAGAATCTCGAACCCGTGGTGCTTGACCAGATAGTCCGCGATGATGTCCTTGCCCGACCCGATGCGGCCCGCGATCCCAATGATCCTCATGCTTTGAGCCTCTTGATGATCTCGCCCAGGTCGCCCTCTTGGAGCGCGGCCTTCAACTCGCCCGGCTGGACGATCTCGATGGTGGGAGATTTGGCCTTCTCCTCGGCGATCAGCGTGTCGAGCTTCTGGCTGAGCCAGGAGTCGATGGTCTGGATGCCCTTGACGAGAGCAAACTGGACAAACTCGTCGAAATCCTTGGGGCAGTCCTTGACCACCTGCTTGGAAACCTCGTGAAGCTGGGCCAGGGCGTCGTAGACGTTGCGGCGGACATCTGGGAGACTCCGCCACTGGGGAACGGCAGGCTTCTTGGAGAGCTTATGCTCGCTCACCCTAGCGTACCTCGTCATCCGCGACCATCACCGCGACGTGTTTCCGGGTCTCAGTCAGCGGGACGAAGGCCGCCGCCGTCAGGGGCATCTCGTTCAGGAGCCGGGACAGCAGGTTGTAGAGCAGACGGGTCTCAATCGGCGACAGTGCTCTCTTACTCGGTGGTGCCGTAGCCATCATTGGATACTTACCCCCCTTGCAATCTCTCGGTTGATCCACGCTTGGGTGCCGAGTCCCAGCCGCCCACCCCACTTGGCTTCATACGCCCGCTGCCAGGCTCGATGGCGCTCGGGGTTGATCCCCTTGGCTTGCCGTGGGGTGAGCCCCTTGGCCAGGAGCTTGCGGTAGTACTTCCTCTGGCTGGCGTTGTGGCAGGCTCGGCGTTGCGCCACTGGGACCCCGTAGGCCGCTGTCGCTCCCATCCCCAGGATCATCCGGTTGAACCAGTACCGGGACATCATGCGAATCGCCTGCCCCAGGTTCCCGCAGAACCGGCACTTGTAGTAGTGGTCCAGGGTCCCCCCGCACCACCTACACCGACGCATGGTAGTCGATGCGCCACTTCCCGTTGCGAAGCTCCTCGTTGATCTTGACCACAACCACGCCCAGGTCGGCGGGCACCAGCCCCCACTCCTCGGCGTAGCCGGTCTGGCCCTCCAAGTAACCCCGCTGGAAGGACCCCGAGCCAATGACGTAGCGCTTGATCGACCCGTGATCGTAGTCCAAACCCGACCGAGGATACGCCATCTTGGCGTTGTCGTGGCCGGAGATGACCAGGTGCGCGGTCGGGGCGATCTCGGCGTACTTGATGCGCTTCATCACACGGCCACCAGGGGTCTGAGCCCCTCCGCCACCGTGGAGCGCGAGGACATCGAGATAGGTTCCATGGGGGAAATTCATCCGGGCGAGCAGGACCGCCATCCGGTCGCTGTCGCTGAACGACTTGCAGCCCAGGGCGTGGGCAAGCCATTGATCCGAGGTCTTCCCGGCCCAGTCCTTGCCCGCCTTGCTACTCGTGAAGACGTGCGTGTGGTGGCCGGTCAGGAGCCCCAGGAAACAATGCCGGATCGGCCAGAAGACCTCGACGAACCGCTGTAGCTCGATCAGCGCGATGGAATCAATGGACTTCTGGGTGGTGTCGTACATGTCCATGATCCGCTTGCGGTTGGAGGGGCTCGCCAGGTCCAGGTAATCCCCGATGCCGAGCATCCGGACCAGGTGCCCCTTCTGCTCCTGCTTGAGGACCCACTCGACCAGCCGATGGACCCGCTCGCGGTCGCACTCGTCCGTGTCGTAGTGGACATCACCGATGGGAATGAGCAGGAGGTCTTGATCGTCAGCTAGGGGAATCTCGAAAGAGGTCTTGATCATGGCTCTAGTCTACCTCAGCCTCGCCCTTCTTGGGCGGGTACTTGATTCTCCGGAGCGCTTGGACCGCTACCGGGAGGTACTTCCGATGCTGCTCACCCAAGCGCCAGCAGAGGGGGCCCAGGAATCCGTCGATCTCGGTGAGCGGAATGGACTCCGCCTCAGCCAGACTGAGAATCCTGTGGCCCTGGGCTGCCAGCTTGGCTACCTCCGGCCATTCGTCAGCCGGGGGCAACACCACCAGGGTGAGCAGCTTCGGCGCTTTAGCCACGGCGCTTCTTGGCCAGGACCGTGACCGCAGCGTACTGGGGCTCAGCCACCACCGGGATCAGCTTCTCCTGCTCGGCCAGCTTGAGATGGTCCAGGAGCCGCTGGTAGCGAGCTTCCAGGGCGTTGATGCGGGCGTCCCGGTTGTCCCAATCCTCGTAGCCGATCAGGGGACGAGCGGTGAGCGCCGGGGGCTCCGCGGTGAACGGGGGCGTGGGAGCATCGACCGGATGCTCCAGCCGGTACACCCGCGACTCCAGACCAGACACCTGCGACCGGAGCTTGCTCCGCCACTCCCGGCACCAGGCGCGAAGGCCCAGATCGGGGTACTGGCCCTGGCGGAACAATTCGCGCTCGGCCTTCTGGAGCCGCTGCTCCGTAAGCTGGCGCTCGACCGTGATCACCCCATTCTCGGGCTCGATGGCTCGGGCCGCGTAGCTGACGATCAGGGCCCAGAGCGAGAGGACCGTGGCCGCGAAGCCGAAGGCCAACACCGTCAATTCGTAGACATTCATGCCTGTTCCTCCGGGTGGTACGCCCACCCATGTGTGAAGGTGGACCGGATGGACACCCCCTCGATGTCCCACGTCCGGTCGATCATAGGTTGGATGGTGCTGAGGGGGTCTACGTTGCGGGGGAACCCAATGGTTGCCCCGTCGTGCTCGTTCCACTTGAGCGTGGCTGAGGGGTACGCAGCCAGGATGTCCCGCAACATGATGTTCATCATGTCGGAAACCGTCCCCTGGACCCGGTGATTCAACCCCTCCTTGGCCTTGTTCTCGGCATCCCCGAATAGGTGCCTCAGCCTCCCGAGGACCGTCCGACTCCGCCCCGTGGCGATGCACTCCGCCCAGGTCCGGGGCTTCCAGACCCCCCAGGTAAACCGCTTGGAGAAGATGAACGCCTTGCCCGCGACCATCAACTGGTCCCGGCTGAACACGGGCTTCCCCGTAGCGTCGTCGAACTCGATCTTCGCCTGGAGGACCCCCTTGTAGGAGTCCAGGAAATTCTTGGCGAAGGAGTACTGGAGGCTATACCTGACCGTCTTGAACAGGTCCCTGCGCTGGTCCTTGGGTCCCGCCCAGGCCACCTGGGCCCGCCACGCCGCGCAATCCTCAGCGGTGCTGAGGGCCTTGGTCTTTGTGGGGGGCAGCGGGAGGTTGAGGGCCTTCATGGCGGTCAGCGTGTGGAGATCGTAGTCCTTGGCGAAGGCTTCGAGGTCTTCCTCGTCCCTGGAAAACGCCGAGAGAATCTTGGCCTCGATGGCGTCCAGGTCAAAGAGCAGCCACTTCTCCCCCCGGTTGGGAATGATCACCGCGCCCTCGCCCGCCTTGTACTTCTTGGCGAGGTTGGCGACCGGAGGGTCCGTGGTGGACCAGCGGCCCGAGACCTGAGTGGGGAGCATCTGCGGGTAGATGCGCGGCTTCTTGAGCTTCTCCAGGTAGTGCGACATCAACTGCTGGGCTTCCGCGTACCGCAACCGGGCGCGGACGAGAGGGAGATCGTAGCCCTTCTCGATCAGGGCGTACATCTCCTCCTCGGACACCCCCGCTGCCTTGGACTTGGGCAAGACTAGGAGCCCTGCTCCTCCGCCAACTTGAGCCGGAGCTTGGCGACGGTCGGCTTGTCGGACTGCTTGGCAGCCTCAGCCACCGGGGGTGGGGTCACCTTGACCTCCTCCGCCACGAAGGGCCGGTCGGCGGGGATCACGGTCAGCAGGTACTCCCGCATGACCTCCCGGAATCGGGGCACGAGCCCATGGCTGGGGCTGTCGAAGATGCGAGCCGCGAGCATGTTGGTGATGTCAAAGACGATTCGCTCTTGCTGAGTCACTTGGTCCCCCTCTTGGTTGGGAGCTTCATCACGTCGTACAACTCTACCCCGACCTGGCCCGAGCGTCCAGGGGAGCCGAGGTTGATCGGGAACCCGACCGCCGCCTCAGCCATGAGCGTCGCCTCCTTGGCCTGGGTGGTCAACTCGTCCAAGAACCGATCCACGTTCTTGGCGTAGGTCCCCATGCCGACCCGCACGGCCCGCTCGATGGTCCAGACGTGGGGGCGGAGGAACTCGGAGTAGACCTTATAGCTGAGGGGGTCGGCTTGGAACTCCCGGTTGAGCGCCAGGTCCACCTCCATGGTGCCGATGGCATCGCCCCCCGAATAATCCCTGGGGGCCGAGAATGCCAGGTGCTTCCAGCGGTTGAGCCCGGAGTACCAGGACCCCTGGAAATCAAGATCGTGCGCGTAGCCCGCGTACAAGACCGCGTGCTTCAACATGATGTCGTCCATGACCATGTACTTCTGGACATCCTCGTGGGTCAAGGCGAACAGGCGGGTGAAGTGGCCGATGTCAGCCGGAGCATTCTGGGCGATGATCCGGGTCCCATTGAGCACCGCTGTGGGCGTATGATCCTCCGCCTCGATCACCCAACCGTTGAGTTGAACATCCGCCATGGAGTATCGGGTCAGCCGATTCAGCGGGTCAAACTCCGTGTCGAAGGCCACATGCTTGGGCAGGGTCCCAGGGCTCACGCTCTGCCACGCCGGGAGCTTCCGAGGCCACCGCCCCGCGAGCAGCCGCCCAAACTTGGACCAGTCCCGCAGCACCGTGGGCCGCTGAATCGGGGTCCGGAACAGATAGGCCGTGTGGTAGGTTACCAGGACGGGCACGTCATGGGGGGTGGGAGTCCAGTAGGACTTCCGCCACGAGGTCTCGGTCG